CGGGGGAAGGTAATCCCAGCGTGGGGTCACCTTTCGTCTCGTTGTATACGTCTGTGACGCGCGCCTGAGCGTCACTGCGTACCCGCGGATAGTGCCATTCAGCAGTGAAAGTAGCGCACCATATTCATTAAAGGTACGTCGCTTCTGCTGCGGATAAGTCCAGACAACTTCCCCTAGAAGGTAAAACTTCCAAGGGTTAACCACATGGGCTAAGTAGCTGACTAGACCCCCTTTCAAACGCGAAATTTTGCGAGTGTTAAGGGACAGTGGGGCCTTAATGCCCGAGTCATCTGCCTCATCGGGTGGAACAACAAACCGATGAGGTCGACGGATACCTCGTAAGAGGTAACCGACCGTACAGGGGAGACTAATCCCTGTAACGGCTGACCACATGTTTAGCCGGTTGATGGCAACAAACAGGTCCTGCAACGTTTTGAGGCGCTTAATATATATGCCTCTAACATTGACGCCGTTGAAGAAATCGGCGCCGCAGGATTCCCGGAACGGTCCTTCAACAAAGGACTTATCACTGTTCACTACGAAACCCAGGAGATTAAGCACCCGGATCACGCGCGCTGCGATGGGCTGAGGACAGATAATATCGTCCCCAAACACACCGAAGTTGCGTCGCTCAGGCAGATCCACCATATAAAGCGGACAACGAGAGTAACGCGCAACAGCGACAACGACTGCGGCGAAAATCATAGTCTCTAGGGGAAAAGTGTAACCGTTCCCCATTGTCGAGATCATGTTCAAGCCAACCCTCTCCTTATTAGGGAGCATCGTCGACGAGCATCGAAGGCTACACAACAGGCCAAAAAATGACCTAGGAAGTAACCATTTCAACATCTTCAAACTCATCGAGTCACTCGCAGATTCGAGATCGATCGTAACCAAACGACCGGTCACAGAACCTACGTAGGCAAGCACGCGGTTGACATCAGGTTGCGGGGATTGCTCCCCACCCCGGATATCAATATTCCAGAGACGCTTCAAACGCTTCTCTAAAATACGTCCCACACCAAGCTGGAACCACATATTAATGGCTGGCTCGGTGCAGATGCCTCGTGCTACAGTTGCGTTCTTATTCACGAAACTGTACTTGCTAGACTCTACAACAGTGCTGGGGTACCTCTCAGACCTTATCCTTTCGGCATCAGCCCAGTTGGGATACCTTGACGCGCACTGTTTCCACGTCTCGTGGAGACCTTGTGTTGAAGTTAAGGGACTATCGAAGAACTTCGTATAGAAGTCCGTATCCCGAGCACCAATACTGGCACCCGGCCCAGCGCGCCCGTGATCAAAGATGGTCACGAAATCGCTGATGATAGGGCCCTGGTTGGCAAACCAGAACCGCTCAATTTCGGCTTTCACCTGATTGAGCATCTCTTCTTCACCAGAGTTGATAGGAGCGAACTCCCACTCAGCACACCTACGGTTAACGGCAAGGAACTTGTCAAGCGCCTTGTCACACGCAGTTGCCGAGGGTCGGTCTTCATTATTGAATTTCTTCAATAACGAATCTCGCAAAGCAAATGCAGCCACTTCACGAGGACTACTACCAGCCCACCAACCGGGTGCATCAAAATCAATAACACCCGACAGGTCAGTACGTAGAGCAGAGTAAAGAGCATCAGAGCTAAGGCTCATGGTGTCACCTCTAAGTTGTTTCGACAGAGCGGTCACGAAGTAACTGTGACCGCCCAAGGCGTCTCCACTGACTGGTAATTAACCAGCCAGCGCGGAAGCACCACCCGCGCCGACGACCATCGGGATAATAACCCGGATGATCGCGACGAGGACGGTTCTCCAACTGAAACGTCGATCGGAGGGCGAGTTGCTGATATCCATCTTAAAGGATACCATTATTCGCCAGATCACCTAGACCAGCTGACTGCTGATCCAGGGCTCCGATGTGCGCCGAGAACGCGGAACGGATACTTGCCATATCGGCGGTATCCGCACCGGCCGGGACAGACACGGTCGTCGTGATATTCATCACGACGGGCGCCTGCCCAGCCAAAGGCACAACACCCTTGCGGGTGATGACCTTGTACACGTTGAACGGCACATTCGAAACAACCCCAGTGATCGGATTCGGCGACCCAAGAGAACGCAGGGTTGCCGGTCGAACACCGGTAATGGTAAACGGGCTGCTCACGGTATTCGCCGTGACGCCCGCCTGGGTGCCACCGAGCACTGTTACTGCCCACTGTTTGCTGTTCGCATTCGGCGGGGTGTCGACCGCTACCGTGAACGTCGGAGACGTCAAACCGGTTTGCGGCGACCCAGTGACGGGACTGGTCAGATTAAAGGACATGGTAGTCCTCCTTGGTTAGATAGAACGGTTAGTATTATTTCCGTTTCCAGCGAGAATCGTATATCTGCCCGAACAAAGCAACAATGTTGCCCATTCGTGGGAGTTTAGTCCCTGGCAGATGAAAATTCCAACTGGGATACGGCACGTCATCGAGCGGGTCCCTTCGGACCCACGACGAAGTCCCTATAACCGACCCTCCATACAAGTTAAAGGAAGAACTTGGTATGGCGCTGGGATTAATCCCAGCACGGGATGGGGCTAAGTACGGTGTTACCGTAGTGGTCCGGACGTTTTTGACGGTCCGGATCAGCCACTCGGGATGGCACTGTATCAGCCTCATACTGTCTAGCATTTCACCGACGTTAACAAAATAATCGATGAAGAACGACCATGGGATTGCTTCCCAGACGGCCGGAATGACATCAAAAATGCCAACCCCGAACTCCTGGAGGAGGTTACCCATACCACTAGGTTGAGAATGGATCGCTGCCTTGTATTTGACAGAGGCCGTCTCTTCCGTACGATTCCGCGAACTCACAAAGTTGAGCGGCGTAACTGGCAATATAGCGTCAGTATCCTGAATCGTCGTGGTGACACCAGCAATAGCCTTAACATAACGGGTATCGCGGCGTCTGCTCATAGAAAGCTCATTAAGTGCTTTCGTAGCATCGTTCGCGTCCTCCACAAATGGCAAAATACCAAAGGAGAACGCTAGCCAAAGGTCACTCAGTAGTTTAGCGGCAGAGGTCGGGGAACGTTCATAAACGGCCCCTAACTTCTTAACCCGCCCGGCGAATTTCCATGTGTGCGAATACATGGATTCTACTGGGTGCCGCAGCATCTCATACGTTTCTGCAATCTCAGCGAGGAAATTACCCCCGCGCCACGTGTTAGTGGCCTTAATGTAGTGTTTCAGAAACTGAGACGCTGCCAGTTGCTCGGCAGGTGCTGAGATGGTAGTTGAGGCCTGGGGCTGGCTATATTGCGCCAACCCTAAGTAACCCAACCCCGAACCTTGGAACGACATGAAGTTGTAGTCACCGCCGTTCAAGCGGTATGACCACCACCCAGGTGTCGGCCTAAAGGTTTGTTTACGGGCCTCTAGCGTCGTTGTAACACCCTTACCATCAGACAGTAATGCCTTCCAGTTTGAGATGTTATCGCCGTAAACGACGCTATCTTTCAGACTCACAGTAGACGGCTTCAGGTCGAACCTATTAAGGTTAGGGACCTTGGCCGTCGAGTTACTATAAGTACCGTTAGAAACATGGAACGTGTGTGACCGAGAATGTAACTTCGGTTTTGTACGCGACATGCGGGACCTCTCAGTGTTTATATGGGAGCAACCCATACGGGCAGTCAGCAGAG